GTTACTGGGCCGTACAAGTAGTACTTTGCAGTAAAAGACAAAGTGTAGATAACACTCCTTCTACTTGTAAAGTCACCCTCATAGTCATCTTCATATGAGATACTATTGAGCACGATTGGAACATCACGAATGATATCCAAGTCTGGACTTTCTCTCAAAGTTACTGTATACTCTGGTTGAAAGTATGGAAGAATTTGTTCTACAATTTGTAGTGCATCATCTGAACTCTTTGACATAATAAACAACTCAAATTCCACATTATATGGAACAGGCATAAATCCTGACTTGACTTGTTCTTTGTCAGTTCCGTCTGCAACCTTCTTTACTTTAATTACTTTGTTTTGTTTTCTACTGGAGTCATAAGAGATACCAGAAATCTCAAAACCAATACGAGGCAGTGTAACTGCAACCTTCTTTGCAAGGTTGGGGTCTTCAGTCAGTCTTGCCAACCACTTTTGTTTTGGGCCGTATGCAAGTGGAACTTTCATTGTCTGAATTACATTACCACTTCCATCCTTCTTTGTCAACTGAATATTGTTGAAAAGAGTACCAAATGCTACCACAACATTTCGTGTGGATTGATTATAAAAATATTGTCCAATCATAGTTATTTCATCCCAGCGTCACCAAAAGGATTAGATTCGGTGAAGTCTAATATTGTATCATCTGCAAGTTCAAAGTCATCGTTTTGCGAGTTCTCATCAATCAGTGCGATATTATAAGTTTCTAGTATTATATAGGACGCCGCTGCACCTTCTACTGAATTCTCTAGAATGAGAGAACCAGTACCAGTAGCGGTTTCCAAAGTGATTTGGTGTTGCATCATGTCCAAAGAGTTGTCTGCATCTATGGCATCAATCTCTGCAATACCTGTGTCAATAACCTCAGATGCATATTCAAAAGTCTTGCACTTGAGTTTATATGTTGGTAGATTGTGAACCTGATAGAAAGGGTCATCTTGGTCTACAAAAGTAATTTCAAATAACTTATTCCCTTTAGGGAAGTATACCAAGTCTCCTTCATTAGGCCTTGACGAAACAATTATGTTATTATCTACCGAAATAAATTGTTCCCATCTTCTTCTTGCAACAACAAAGGTTGCATCGTCTTGTATATCAAGTCCAAACTTAGACATGAGTTCTTTCTCACCCTCATATCCATCTATATTCTCCATATACATTTCAATAAGGTATGAAGATTCAAAAGAAGAACTAATATCTTCTTGCCAAATCTTATCAGTGCCTGCTAACTTACGAGGAATATAATAAACATCCTGCCCATAAATTTGCAGTTGTTCAATCATTAAGTCCTCATACAGAGCCTGCTCTGGTTTTGTACCTGTATCAAAATATACATTCGTAGGCATAGTTTATCCTATCATATACATTGGAGGCAGTTCGTATGCAAGTTGAATCTGTTCTTCCAACTTATCAATCTCTTCCTGTGCCTGTGTATAAATCTGTTCACCGTTTAGTGCAACTCCACCCAACATCTGAATACCTTGAAACTTAGAAAGGTTTGCACCCCACTGTTTCTTAATAAGTTGAGTTGCATACTTTTTCAAAAACATATCGTTATATATGTCTGTGTATGTATTAGGGTCAAGCTTACGATAACACTCAATAATAATGAAATCATCTGGAACAAAGTCTGTCTGAAAATCTGCATCTAAGTAAAGTCTATTTTGATGTTCACTATGTCGTATTGGTATTTCACCAATAAGAATATGGTCTAGAAAATCTAAATGTTGCATTGTCATTTCATAATGAAGAATAGAAGTAGAACTGAAATCATACAAATCATTCAGTCTTAATTGATAACGAATATCAAACATATTTAATGATGCTTTGTCTGTCAAGGGGAAAACTTTTACTACAGAAATTACTGAACTAGGAATTGGAATATAATTATTTTGTTCTTTCCAATTTGCAGTTGTAGTCGTATCAACATCTGTAACAGTAGTTCCAGAGGTATCTGTTCTTAATCTTGCAATTTCACTTTCAGTTAGTTGATGTTTAAGGTATACTCTCTCAACACCATCGTAATGATACTGTGAAAAGTATTGTAGGGCCTCATCTATTCTATCTTCTACCTGATCTGGATCAACATTGATTTCGATTACAGGCTTACCTAGACTCCTAAGACACCACTCTTTAAATTGTGTTCTTGTTGCTGGTATTGCCATTTAATTTATCCTTTTACAGTATTTATATGTCTAGGCGATAGCAGTAATTCTTATTCTTGGTTTCACAACAATATCTGTTCCACTACCATCCCAATTATTCGTAAAATGAAACCTTCCTTCATATGAAGAAGAGTATTCTCTTGCAGTAAAGTCTAGTGTTTTTGAACTTGTCCATGTACCAACATCGCCTGCTGCTAAACTTTCAGTAACACCAACTCTAAGAATCATTTTACTATAAATCCATGTTTGCCAGTCTGCGTTTGCAGTTGAACCTCTCCAAGTATGTCTAGAATTTGTCACAATAGTTCCATCAACTCTTCCTTGAAAGTGTAGAATTGGGCCAACATCTGTATCTCTCATATATGTCCAAAACTCATAGATGACTCTAGTTGTTCCAGTTGGTGGAGTGTAATCAATACTAGAACCATTTATTGTTGCATGGGTTGAAGATAAATCTTGAATAGCAGTTACATTAGTTGGTGTGTATGTTCCAGACTGAACTGTAACAGCAACACCATCTGCTTGTGTTTCTAGTTGTTCAATAATCTCGCCTGGCTGATAACCAACTCTAAGTGTGCCAGATAAATTTGGAAGATATATAGTTCTATCGGCAGTTTGAGTAGCTGCTCTTAGGGTTGTTTCATAATTGTTATTGGTCGGCCCTTCAAACATAAAATAACCATTTCCTGCAGCATAAAAATTTCCAGACCTTAAAACATTAGTGCCAGGATTAAAAGTTAATCCACCATCATCCTGTATGGGTGTCATTTGCACATTACCACTACCAGTAGTATCACTAAACAATACATTATACTCTGCATTATTATCTGTACTTTCATCAACGTCAACACTTGCAGCCTGAACACCTGTAAGATTACTTCCATCTAATGCAGGCAATGTTCCTGTAAGATTTGCCGCTGGAATATTACCTGTTCCTGTAATATTATTTCCATTTAAATCAAGGTTGCCGCCAAGTTGTGGCGTAGTGTCAGAAACCAAGTCTGTGTTGATACCAGACAACGAAGAACCATCACCACTAAAAGATGAACCTGTAATAGTTCCAGATGCAGTTATTGTTCCAGTTGTGTTTATGTTTCCTGTACCAGTAATATTGTTAGAGTTAAGGTCAAGGTTGCCTCCAAGTTGAGGCGAAGTGTCTGCTGATAACTCTGTTAAGTCTACCGATATATTACTGATTGATGCGTTGTTTGCCATATTTTACCCCAATGCTATTGCAAAGGCCGATACCTGTTGATTTGTTTCTGCTTTAGAGAATACGTCTAGTGCAGTTCTTGCCCCTGCTGCTCCACCGGCAGTTAAGTCTTGTGGACGATATGGAAGAACCACCGCCTCTGTTGTACTCAAAGCAAATAAGATTGGATTACTGTATCCACTAGTTGGTTCTGTTGCAGTGAAGTCACCGGCACTTGATGTGGAAACAAAATAATACTGTCCAGCAGTCAAACTAGACAGTGTAATCTTACCAGAAAATGTTGCAGTAAATGTGTTTGCATCTGCAACAGCAGATACTACAAAGATACCAAGTGTACCAGTTGCGTTTGCTTGTGCCTTTACATAGTTAGTACCATTGTTATATATAACATCACCAACTGCAAGTCCATGTGAAGATTGAGTGACACTCCATGATACACTCTCGCCACTGCCACCACCACCACTTGCGTCTGCAAAAGTAAGTGTTCCAGAACCATCAGTAGTTAGAACTTGGTTGGCAGTACCATCAGCCGTTGGATAAGAAAGTCCATCAAGAACAACTTTACCAGAACCATTTGGTGTAATATTAATATCTCTGTTAGATGTAGATATGATACTATGAGTGACAACATCCAAGTTACCCCCAAGTTGGGGCGAACTATCATCAGATACATTTTGAATACCAGAACCAGCAAGTGAACCAACAGAGGCAAAAGAAAGATTTCCAGAACCATCTGTCTTTAAGACTTGGCCTGCGTTACCATCTGCAACAGGATGTGACAATCCATCTATGATTACCTTACCAGAACCGTTTGGTGTTATTGCAATATTACCATTTGATGCAGATACGATTGAGTTGCCGTTTACATCTAAGTCGCCTCCAAGTTGAGGCGTAGAATCATTAGACAAATCAGAAGATGAGACAACAAGATCTATTGTTCCATCACTATCTTGATATGTTGCAGTAATATTTGTTTCTGTGTTACCAGAAAACATTGCACCGACTGTATCTTGAATTACTTCAGTTAAGTCAATATTACTAGTGCCATCAAAACTTACACCATGAATATTTCTTGCAGTTGCAAGTGCAGTTGCAGTATCAGCAACGACACCACTTAAATTGTTTATGAATGTATTTGTAACTCTGCTATCAATTGCAGAGTTTACCCTTGCAGTTGTGTGATAAAGATTTGTTGAACCTTCAGATAAAT